TAGGTTTCTCTAGGAGATATGTTAGATTCTTCTATTCTTGTTATATTCTTTGGCTCATTTTTGAGCCGAGGTCGGCTCACCATTGAGCCTACCCTAGGCTCATTTTTGAGCTGAGGGGTTTGGCAGCTTTCATCTTCCTTGTAAAGCTTCAAGAAAATCCTTCTTTCGACAATCTGATTCTTCTTATTTCGGATAACTATTGAGTCAATGTATTGTTTTTCTTTTAACTCACTTAGACGTCTTTTTATTCCCGCAACTGATGTATTTGTTTGCTCCGCCAAATACCCGTTCGTTGCCCAGCAATAGCCGTCAGTATGACAAAGACTCGTTATAAACAAATAGAGTATCTTTGCCCCGTCAGACACCTCCATGTCGTTTCTGAGGTTGTATGGCATGAAAGACAAATAGCTTTGCTTCTCGTTTTCACTCATTTTCCACCTCATATTTTTCACTATGGAAGTTATAGGTGCTGTCAGCGCTAACGTTTGTTAACCCACAGGAATTCAGCGGATTGACCGCATAATATTCAGTGAAACGCATGTTGTTTTTATAGAACACCCTCTTGGTTAACAGCTTTTTGCTCATAAGCTTATTCAGATTTTTTATGACCCCTCTTTTCCCGATACGAGTCAAATCTTCCAAAAACCTTATCCCGCCTGTATAACCATCTTTGCCTTGCGTGAATTTGTAGATTGTCGCGTAGATGACCAATTCAGTTCCCTTGAGATTAAGATCTTCAACCATAAATTTTTGAAGTAAAATTTCGATGTTTTCTAAATCATATTTTTTGTTCATTTCACTCATTTTTCTTCCTCCTCAATCCTCTTCATGAGATAGATGACGAGCTTGTCTACCGAGAGGCGCTTGAATTTGTCCATGCAGTTGGGGAGCGAGCTTACGAGACTCACCTGATAGAACATCCCGTCCTCGGACACCTTCCAACCGATCTTCCTCTTCACTTCGATTCCCCAATCCTTCAGCAGGAAGACGCCTGACCGTAATCCTGTCTTTTCGACAAGCTCCAAGGTCTCTCTCTTGACTCCCTTGTATCTTCCAAGCTTGCCGATGCGGGGTTTCCAGAACGTCAGCGTGTAGAGGTAGTAGTCCTTGGTTTCACTCATATTTCGTGAGGTCGATTGCCTCTATTACGGCACGCACTTCGTAGATGTGGAGAAGTTCTCCCATGATGTGTTGCTGTTCACGGAGGAGGGAGATGGGGCAGGTCGGAACGAAGCCGAGATAGTCGATGTCGAATTTCTCCTCTTCCTTGACTGCCTTGGTGGCGTCATACCTGTTGAGCATGTCCTTGAGCTTTCCGTATCGGATTTTTGTCTGCAGGTATTCGGCAACGAAACGTTCCTTGTAGTCGGCCGAGGTCATTGCCTCGGCGGTCTCAGCGATATCTCTCATTGCCCTTGATCTCCTCGGTGAGTTCCTTGTCGCCGTAACAGCGGTAGTTGACGTTCCTGTAGACGTTGAAGTACCACTCAGGCTCCTTGGAGTATCCGTTGAAGGTGATTTCGTAGAAATCGGAGTCGGGAAGGTTGGTGATGAATCTTCCCTTGAAGGTGAACAGATTCTTGGAACAGCTCTCGATGAAGATTTCGTATTCCTCTGGCTTGATTCCCTTTGTCTCGAGGAGATACTTCCGAATCATCATCTTCGACTTCTCCAGCACTTCGAAGGTGAGTGGCTTGGCCACGTTTCTGTTAGTGTTATCCATTGACTTTGCATCCTTTCTTGACTGCATATTTCTTCACTGCTTCGATTGCCTCGGCGTCAAGCGATGAGACCACGACCGAATAGACGGTAGGTGTAGGCTTGGCTTCCTCGGCCGTCTTCTCGAATTGCTTCTGATAGTCCTCGTATTCCTTGAGTGCGAGGGAATGCTTGTCGGAGGCCTCCTTGCACAGCTTCTCGAGCTGTTTGCATTGTCTTACGAATTCCCCTGTGAGGTTGTCGCAGATTGCGAGACGTGCATTCGTGAGGTTCTTCTGGACTCGGTTGAGCTCGGTTCTTTCCTTCTTGCACGCCTTGATTTCGGCGGAGTCCTCGAAGTTCGGCTTGACGAATACTGAATTCTCGCTGATGAAGGCAGTTGCATTTGCAAGCACTGCCTCATAGTCCTTGATGGACACGATTCCGTTGGACTTGTCTACAATCGGCTTGATGGTGATTTCCTCAGTCATTGTCGCTTTCCTCGCTTTCTTCATCATCTTCCTCTTCATCATCTTCATCCTCTTCGGTTTCCTCATCATTGTCATCTTCTCTGAGGATGTCCAAATCTCTGACAACGTTCATGAAGTAGCAGTTCTTGTGGATGTATCCAGGCTCTTTCTCTTCCTTATCAAGAAGATCTCTCATGTGTTCTGGGATTTCCTCGGCATCGAATGAGAGCCTCTTTGGAAAGATGGAATAACTTCCGTCCTTTTCCTTCTTCAGCCCGATTTCATCGTTGATGAAGCTTGCCTTGACGAAGTCATGCTGTGCGGTATTCACAAGCTTTTTGACAGCCATGCCATATATCTTGGTCAATTTTCTGAGTGATTCTTGAAGTTCTTCAATCTTCTTGTCCTTCTCTTGGATTGCCTTTATGAAATATTCATTCAGTTCCTTGTCTTCCATATTTCTTTCCATTTCCTTTCTCAGTTGTTTCCGTCAATGAGGTCACCAACGAAGTCATATGCGTCCTGTTCCCCTTCGTTCGGAACTGGACTCTGCGGAGCTTCCTCGGCAACCTGTTCGACAGCTTCCGTATCTTCCTTCTTGGGCGGAAAGATGTTCACGTTCCTGACCGTGCTTCTCTTCTCTTCCTGCTGTTCGGTTGCGTCAAAGACTTCGGTGATGTTCTTCGGATTGTCGGCGTAGGTGTCCTTCTCGCCTTCCTTGCCGTAGACGATCTGGTCTTCCTTTACGGCCATGTTGACTTCCTCGGACAGGTCCAAGTCCTTGACGAGCTGTTTGATCAGTGTCTTCTTCGCCATCTTGGGGAAGTCGTCCGCATTGCCCCACAAAGAGCCGTATGTCTTGGAATACTTCTTTCCGTGCTTCTGAGCCATTGCGTCAGTCCAGAAGAGGGATTTGATTACCTTTCCCTCGGCGTTCTTCGCATAGGCATAGAAGCCGATTCTCTTTGCTTCAAGGCGCTTGAGATAGTCCTTCTCGAACGTGACGACAGGTTCGCCGTCATCATCGGTTGTGACCGAGTCGCAGTCCTTGACCTCGATGCAGTCAATCTTCGAGAATTTCCCTGTCCTCATCGCAAGCTCTCTATAGCCCTGATAGCCCATCTGAGCCTGCACCTTTCCGCCGTACGGAACGGGATAGATTGCGTCATCCCTCGTGAACGAGTAGCGTGCGGTCGAGTAGCAATACTTGATGAGGGAGAATGGATCGCATTTCTGCAGTGTCGGATTGTCGGTCAGCTGGAGTGCGGAGGCATTTGCCCTCATGATCTGCTTTTCTGATAAATGTAAGTTAGTTGCGAGAGACTTGACCGCATTGCATGCGAGCAGGTCGCTCATCTTCATCTTCGGTCTGTTTGTGATTTCGTTTGCCATGATAATTCCTCCATTGATTTCACAGAACCTTGACGTCTGGAACCTTCTTCGGAATGACGTGTTCCTTCCAGAAGTCGTCTACCGTCTTCTTCACCCCTTCTATCTGCTCACTCAGCTCCTCGGAGTCGAAGTAGTAGTCGTGCATTTCGACACCCTTGAAGGACTTCTGATGTGTCACCCTGTCTATGCTCGACACTCGGATTCTCACCCTCAGCACGGCATATTCCCATCCTGTTATTGCAAGGTATGTGAGCACCTGTGTGATGTATGTCTGAGGCAGTGTTCCCTCACGCCAGTCTTCGAGCTTCCTCGAGCCTTCTATGAGCTCGGTGGTCTTGATTTCGAGGATTCCCTGTTTCCTGTCCGAGCGTCTCGTAAGGACGCCGTCAAGGCTTCCTTTGAGATATGGCCTCCCATCATCCCACCATATCCAGTTGCCCTTCTGTGGCGGATTGGTGACCTTGTAGGTGTCGGCATAGTCGATTGCGAAACCTTTCCTTATGAGCGGTTCGAGCAGGTGTCCCCTCACGATAAGAGGGCTGTTCTCATCGAGCTTCTTCTCCCTGCCGTATACGGCCTTCATATAGACGTCAAGCGCCGTCTTTCCGAAGTCGCTGATACCGACAAGCGCTCCTACGTCCGTTGCGCTGATTGCGCCCTTTCTCGCTTCGAGCCAGTCAGCCTCGGACTTGAATTTCCTGCACTGGATCATCTGAACAGTCCTAGCTCCTCAAGCGTGTAATTCTTGTTTTCCTTCATCCCCTCGTACATGTGTTCGGTCTTCTCGAAGTATGGTAGGTTCGTGTAGTCGCTGAGCTCTCCGTCATTGAATGCGTAGAAGTCGATTCCGATAAAAAATCTGTTGGAGTCGATGCCGTTCTTGACGACCTCGATTCTGTCGTATCTCTTCGTGAACGGACGGAGAAAGTTTTCGAGATACTTCTTCTCCTGCTCGTCAAGGATTGGAGTTTCAACGATTTCCCATTCATCATCGAAGAATTTGCCAAATGGGTACCAGGCATTATATTCTTCGTTATCGCTGTCTTTGACGAGACCATCCTTGTCTAGATAGACGTATTTGGTGAATTGCCATGTTTTTCCCTTGATTTTCTTCCCTTCCTTCAGCGCAGTCAGTGCTTCAATTAGATTCATAATGTTTCTCCTTTCCCTTTCACGATTTCCAGCCATGTGCCTTTCGGATATCCGCAGTATCTCAGATATGAGTCGGTGGTTATCTTGTGGCAGTTCATCGGAATCTTCCCATCGTAGGCAAGACGGCACATCTTCATGATGTCGAAGGCCTTCCTTCTGGAACAGCCCTCGATTTCGGCAACTTCCATGATTGACAGGCTTGGCTTCATCAGCAGTTCAACTTTTTCCATTTTTTAACTCCTTAGTATTTGTGCGAAATTGGCAACACCTTATTTCAAAAAAATAGCAGAGCCGAAAGCGTTGTAGAGAACGTAGATCTGTTCTTCAGTGAAATCACTCGTGTAAGCCATTTTCTTGTCGACGTTGGACGTGCTGATTTTAAGCAAATCAGCGAGCTTTTCACGACTGATTTTGTTCCGTGCCATTTCAGCACGGAGGCTGTTTCTATCGATGATTTTCTTGATGGATTCCATACAATGATAATTGCCTCCTTTCTTTTTGCGTTGCTCTTTGTCAACAACTAAATTCTAACCGCCTTGTTCTAATTTGTCAACATTTTTTTGAAAGATGTTGCAAAAAAATATTGCCAACTTTTATAATAAGAGCAGGAGTAATTAAAATGAGCGGAAATGAAAGTAGACTAAAAAAACTAAGGGCACGATATGATTTGTCATTAAGAGACCTTGGAAGCAAGACTGGTCAAAGCTATAGCGCATTGAGTAGACTTGAACGTAATCAACGAGCTGGCAATATGGAAACATATAGATGTTTAGCTTCCTTCTTCGGCGTCACGACCGATTATCTTATCGGAAAGGACGACAGGGGAATAAAGGTAATCTATGATTACGACAAGAAGCATCCGTTCGGCGGAATCATAGACGAGAAGGAGCTGGACAGGCTGACCGGAACGAAAGACCTTGAGGAAGTAGTCACGAATGCAGGAATCGAGCGCTACGTGACCGGAAAGACCGCCTTCGACAAGTTCGTGCAGACAGGTGGCGGAAAGATTGACTTCGAGCAAGCCGAGGAAATGATGAATCGGATAGATGAATGCACATGCATAACTTCTTCTTCCAAGAAGACAACGCTCACTGACGGAGAGCTGGAAATGCTAAACATGATTAGAGGGCTGTTACCGAACCAGTTCGACATCATCATGAAGCTGATAGAAGAGCTGTACAGCCTTGACGGCAATGGCAAAGGGAAAGGCAAAGCCGAGGAGAAGAAGGACGGAAAAGGATAGGCTTGTAGAAGAGAAGCTGGAAAAATGCAGGAAACAGGATGATTGATTGGAGGATGGGAAAATGGAAATCAAGGTTGCGAACGGAAGATATTCGGTAAGATTCTATTTCAAAGGCAGGAACGGCGACAGGAAGCGTGTACAGCTCTCGGACAGGAGATGGACCACATCGTCCATGAAGAAGAAGGAATTCGAGCTGGTAGCCAACCAGGCGATTGCAGACAAGATTAAGGAGCTTGAAAGCGAACAGGACGAGAATGCGAGGGAAAAGGTATCGTTGGCGTTCTACATAGAGAAGTTCCTCGGTTTCGATGAGACGATGAGCCGAGGGACGACCATAGAGAGCAAGCGGACGAGGCTCAGGAATTATCTCGGTTCATGTTTCGGGCTTGACAGGTCGGTCAGGGAGATATTCACTACTCAAAACATGATGGACTTCCGCATGTACGTTGCCTCCCTCAATCGTTCCAACGAGACTTCCTCCCATGTGTTCAGCACCACGAAGCAGTTCATCGACTATCTCACTGCACAGAAGGTCATAGACGGCGCCGAGAGCGTCGCAATGAAGGCTTCCCTGGTATCACTGCGGAAACGTGACGAAGAGGCTGTAGGAGGAGAAGAGGACGTAGGAGAGAATTTTTGGACGAAGGATGAAATAGACAGGTTTCTAGCCACCTTCGACAAGGACGATCCATATCGTTTCTTCTTCTACATCTCGTTCTGGTGTGCTACCCGAATAGGTGAGACTCTAGGGTTGAAGTTCAGCGATTTCGACAGCGAGGACAATACGGTCTCGATCGCACGATCGAGAAACACGCATGCGAAGATAGGCGCCACGAAGACTTCTTCCTCCAAGGCTAGGATAACCATACCGAAGCATGTGTTCCAGCACCTGGAGGAATACAGAGCAATCATCAAGGCTACGAGTGACGATGATTATCTTTTCTTCCCCACCATACATGCCTCAAGGACGACCATTAGGCGCATTCTTGCCGAGCATGCGGACAAAGCCGAGTTGCACCACATCACGCCTCACGGTTTCCGTCATTCCATGGCGAGCTATCTTCTTGCGAACGGATTCGACTACATGGACGTGTGCAAATATCTCCGCCACGCTTCACCTGATATTACTTTGAAGGTCTATTCACACTGGATACGGAAGAAGAATGCGAAAGGCTTTGACGAGTTGGCCGAATAGGAAAAACCGGAAAAACAAAAAAGACCGTTGCTGTAAGGCGGTCTTTTCTTATGCGATAAGAAACTGATTTATTTCTTTTCTTCTTGTTGTTGCCTGGCAATGTCTTCCCTGATCAATCTTCTTAAGTAGTCGTTTTTCAAGGGGACACTTTCCAGTTTATGGATTATATCCAAATCCGTATTCACATTCAGTGCGATGTTGAAACGTCTCTGGTTTTTCTTGTTCCATGCGTTGCGTTTTCGCGTCCTTTCTCTTCTTGCCAACCTTTCCTTGTCTTCCTCCAGCATACTTGATAACCCCTCTCTTCCGTGGTAGAATAGCCATACAAGAAAGCCGTTTAGGGATTTGAACCCCTAACTAACCACTGCTAATGGCTAGTAATCGGATAGCTTGAAGACACATTAGCGCCTCTTTCGATGGTGGCGCTTTTTGTTTCCACTTTTTCTATTTCCTCAATCATTTGGGAAAAGCTTGAGAAAGATGGCAACAAGCAAGAAAATTTCTAAGATTTCTTTAAGTGTTTCCATGGTTAAGTCCTTTCCGGTTGGGAAGTCTAACCGACTTAACGGCGCAACTATCCAACTTTTTGGGACTCAATCCTTTAACGGCTTCCTGTCGGTTAGGTTCTTCCCTAACCATTTTTTTATTATAAGTTAAACGTGCGTGCGTTTCAATATTTCTTTACTTTTATGTTTTCTTTTTTTGACGTGGGGGACACAATAGGACATTTTCGGACATTTTGCTTTGCTTGTTGTGATATACCAGTTTTTAGTAGAAAAATAGTAGATAAAGGAAGCTGACGGAAGTTTCGATTCTTGCTGTTTCTGATCCATCCAAAAAAGGCGGACTGAATCGTATCCGCCTTTTTGCTTTGCCTCGAAAGATGGCTATTGTTCCTTGACGCCTTTCTTTCTTGCGTTGGACTTCCTACCTTTCGTCTTCTCTTTCTTCCTCCTGTTCGTTCCCTTCTGTATGAAATCGAAATCGAAACCGCTCTTTCTCCTTCTTCCCATTCTTTCTAGTCCTCGTAATCATATTCATTGATGCGCAATCCAAGGAAATCAATGATGAAGCTATCGGAATATCTACCTTCTTTGTTCTGATAATCTTCCTTTTCCATCTCGGCGTCTTCATCATCGAGATTTTCATACCAAGCTTCACGAACCGAATTTATGTTTTTTTCCATGGCTTCTTCCGCTTCTTCCATGGTTTCAAAGTCGTGGGATTCGCATTCTTCTCCTTCATCATTGATGCAACAACGATCATATCTGCAATAGACGTACCATGTGCGTGGCTTTTCTATTTCGTCACTTGAAACTGAAACGGCTAAATTTGCTTTTATCATATTTGATTCCCCTTTTTTTCATTCTTCCTCGCAATCACGGCTCATGTAGTCGGTGTATAGGTTGACGTCAAAGCAATCTTCCTGCAACGTATCATCATCGATGGCGACACCATCGTATCTTGAAAGCTCATCAATTATTTTCTTCTGTAGCTCTCTATCCTGTCCGATGGATTTTTCAAGACTGAAAACCTCATCTATTTCATCGAAATAGGTTATCCAGTCGCCCTCGTTGCTGTTTTCAACGGCTTCCGCATAGAGCCATGAAGCAATTTTTCTACCATATTTCTCAAGATATCTCTTTCTTGCAACCATGTTGTAATCCGCCTTTTTAAGTGCGAAAGGTGGCTTCTTAAGCCCTTTAAGCTCTTCAGGGTAGTCTTTATCGGTCAACACGAAATAATCGCCTAGATTGACGTTTTCTAGCGTCTTCTCGCATTCCGCATAGTCTAACGGCTTCTTGCTTTTGATGTGTCCGAAAATATCATCCCAAACGCCTTTGTATTTGATGCTCAAATACACCAACAACTGCTTTGATGTAACCATTTCTTGTTCCCCCTTTTGTTTCTAGAATCGTTCCATCTCTTCTCTTCCCGCATAGGCGTATTCTTCAGCTTGTTTTCTTGTCCTGAAATGCGCGATGAAATGCTCTTGCTCATTTTCCGGATTATCTGAAATCGCTACCCAATGCAAGAAACCGACCTTGATAATCATACATCCGCACACGGCTAACGGCTTGTTGTCGCCGTTTCCGCATGCTCTCTTACTGAATCTTGATACCGTATCCATGTTTTCAATTCCCCCGCTCTCTAGTGCTTTACGAAATTGATTTCTTTCTTGCACATCCAACATTTCAGGCACGCCCCACAATTGGAACTGAAACCGGGGCAAAGCACGGCGCCGTTGTGCAAGTCTTCCTTTTGTTCGATTACGTCCGTTGTCGGAACGTTGTACGGATTCGGTACGGTGTCGATTCCGTCAATCGTGAATTTGGAAAATCTCAGAACAAGATTCTTGCTATACTTTCCGTTTGTCTCTTTGAGATAATCATTGACTCTTTCGTATTGTTTCGTCATGCAAAGGAATTTGACGGATTTATTCTTCTTTGCGATTTCGTCAAAGATTTTGACGCTTTCATTTGATGGAAAATCGCCGTTCTCAAACCAACGGAAATAGTTACAACCGGTCAATGCGATATAGGCGTTTACTTGCTTCTTGAATTCTTCCGGATGGTTCATAAGCAACAATGTATTTTCAATCATGTAAACGAATTTGAAAAAAGATAAATATTTTTGCTTCAAGCCGTAACAAGTTCCGCATTCGAAACAAGCCTTGTTGTTGCAAGTAAGCCAAGGGCTTAACGCGATCGATGGAACGATACCCAACTTTTCGTTGTTTTGCGTGAAATGCAATGATAATTTCTTGCTCTTTTCCAAATCACAGGCAACAACCAAAGCAACGGCTTTTGAGTCTTCCGGTTTGATGAAAAGTTGCGCCTTGTTTTCGAAATTGTAGCCTTTTTTGGTTAAAAGGGCTTTTGTTGCGTTCATACCGGCTAGCATCTTTTCAAGCAATTTGATTTTTTTCATATTTTTTCTCTTTCCGGTTCCATCGAAAAGTTGTACAATATGAAAGCCTAGGAACCTTTTCAAAAAGGCTTTCATAGGGTGGGGAATCGTCCGCGTTTGCGTTCCAAGCTATAGCGCGTACGGTTCTTTTTTAGTTCAGATGTTCTTCTTTCTTCTCTTCTTCCCTTCTCATATCTTCCCTAATCAATCCGGCGATGTATCGATTCTTTGCCGGCACGGTTTCCAACTTTTCGATTACGTCGGGATAGGTTTTTATGTTGAAAGCAATTAGATAGCGTTTTGTGTTTTTCCGGCGCCAATCGTTCGCAATTTTGTTTTTCCGTTCCCTTGATAGTTCATCTTTGCTTTTTCTTCCCACTTGATAACCCCCTTTTGAAAGTGATACAATGATACCAAGGAAAGCCGTTCTAGGGATTTGAACCCCCTAGCTAGTTAACTTGGTAATAAACTAGCAATCGGATAGCCTAGGTTTATTTGGACCGCTTATTATGGCGGTCTTTTTTATTGCTTGAATCGTCTTTTTTAAAGATGGGTTTAAAGTTTGAAACAAGAGCTAGGACGATCAGAAGAATTAAGATTTCTTTTAAATCTTCCATACCATCACCCCCTTTCATCAGATAATTATTTTTAGGTTATCCAATGTTTGGGGGCTCTATCCTTAGGCGGCTTTCAGTTAAGATTTTTATTTCTTAACTGAGAATATTATAAACGATTGTATATACAATTACAATATCTTTTTAATTTAATTAACAAAATCTTTTTCTGAAGCATTTATTATTTCTTTAAAAAACAAGCAAAAATCAACACTTTTTATTAAAAACCATTAAAAACATAGCTTTTTTATTAACTTTTTATTATTTATTGAATGTTTACAAAAAATAAATAATGTAATAATTATAATTTTGGGAAATTCTTTCTTTTTAATTACTTAATTTTCTTTAAGAATTTCAATTGAAAATAGATCTGATTTTTTTAAGTTTTTTAAAAAAAGAAATATTAACCAATTATTAAAAATCATTAGAAAACATGCCGTATTATTTTTTTTGGCTCTTTCAAAATTCTGTAATTTCTTTTCTTCCCTTTTTTTGTTTTCTTTTTATTTTTAATTTTTCTTTTAAATTTTTTTTGGATTCTTTTAAAAACAAAAATTCTAAATCTAACCAAAATCTTGTAATCTAACTTTTATTACTTTTCTAAATCAATTTTGCCTTTTTTCTTTTATTTCTTTTTTATTAAGAATTTAAAAATATTTAATGAATTTTTTAGAAATGTCCAATTGATTAAATATATTATACTAACTAACACCCCCAAACCATCAAATTAGTATATTTCTAGTACTTGTTGGAAGCGATGGAACAAGCAAAGCAAAAGAGCAAGAGCAAGCAATCAATGCTTCCAATTTTTGCGCAAAATTTCATGAAATCGAATTAAAAACAATAGAGCGATAGTGAAGAATTGCACCACACTTGCAATTATCGCGATTATTAGAAATCGTGCCTTTTTTCGTGTCTTTTTTAATTGAAAATCAAAAAGCAATAGAGCAAGAGCTAGCGCTTATCGTTGGTGCGCCCAACGTTTGGAAGCAAGCTTGCATTGCTAAAGGCATGGCTTGAAATTTTCCGACCCAGCGGATGAACCGGGGGTATGTCCGGAAGAGCCCCCACCCCCTTTCCATAGCAACAATGTCCCCCGAAAAAATATTACGTGATTTTTAATTTCCCGAGAGTCCACCCAAAAAAATCGGGAGTAATTCTTAAAACCAGGCTTACCGAAAAAAGCGGGTAATTTTGAAGCGATGGGATAAAGAGGCATTGAAGTTTCTAACTTTAAGAAGTGGGAGAGGAGAAAGGTGGAAGATTATGGAAGGAAATGCGTTATAGTCAAAGAGAAAATGAAAAAAGGTGGAAAGTGTAAGAAGGAAGCAGCGGAGAAGGAGGAGTCAGGATACGCTGACAGGCTTTATCTTGCGTGCAGCGAGATGGGCGGGGCGGAAGCGGAGGCGATGCAGGGTCGGATAGTGGGCAGGACGATAGAAGGGATGCTGAAGTCGAGAGGGGAAGACGGAGCGAGCATGTTGGAGCGGATAAGTGCGAAGTACCTGATGGGGTTGCTGAGGGAAGACAAAGAGATCACGACTAAGGACATGCTGGGATTGCAGAAGCTGATGGGTGAGGACGTGCAGCGGAACCAGAGCGTAAGCGTGAAGATAAACGCGGAGGCGAAGGCGGTGAAGAGCACGGACGAGTTCTTAAGCGGAATCGTGGAAGGGAAGAAAGATGGAGAGGCCTGAAGAGAGGGAAGCGGTCGGAGGAGAGACGGGCATACCGAAGGCGGTGGACCTGGGGATTTATGAAAAGAGATGCCTCAGCGAGCATCTGCTTACGGTGACGATACAGGGTCACGAGATGGTCGTATGGAAAGCCATAGAAGGTCTCCTGTGGGTGAAGGACCAGGACACGAGGGAGCTCGTGCCGTTCAGGCTGAGATGGGCGCAGAAGGTGCTGATCGCGGAGCTGTGCAGGCAGTGTCTGTCGGGGAAGCCGATGAGGATAGACACGCTGAAGGCGAGACAGCTGGGGTTCAGCACGGTGATAGCGGCGATCTTCTTCATGATGGGGATGTTCAGACCGCAGACGAGATGGTGCGTGATGGCGGACCTGGAGAGCCATGCGAGCAACATCTTCGACATGTATCAGACGTTCTATGACAATCTCGACCGGAGCAATCCGATGTATGCGGAGATAGCGGCGTACGAGCACGACAATCCGGGGAAGAGGCATCCTGCGAGCATAAAGCCTGTGCTTCGGAACACGAGGGCAGGGAAGATGATGAGGACGGAGAACGATTCGAGGATAGAGATCATCGTGGCGGGAGACACGGCGGGTCGTTCGGCATCGTATGACGGGGTGCATTCGAGCGAGACGGCGTTCCAGAAGAATCTGACGGACACGAACGTTTCGCTGTTCAGCACGGTGTCGATAAAGAACCGGAATTCGATAATCATCATCGAGACGACTGCGAACGGATACAACGCCTACAAGGAGAGATGGGACATGGACTCGTCTGGGAAGAGCGCGTTCATGGCGCTGTTCATCCCGTGGTACGACCATCCGGACTACTTCCTGAGGACGGAGGGGTACGGGAGTTTCCCCCAGCTCGAGGGTTGGATGTACGAGAAGTGGCGCGAACATCCGGAGGTGACGAAGGAGCAGATGCTGTGGTACTGGAGCAAGTACACGGAAGGCTATGACGAGGACCGGATGAAGCAGGAATACCCGTGGGATCCGTCGGATGCGTTCATCAGTTCGGGGCGGAGCGTGTTCGACATGGGGAAGCTGAAGACGCGCAAGGACTACCTGCTGTCGCTGGGGAAGTGCTACGAGGACGGGGAGTTCACGTGCAGGACGGAGTATTCGCCCGACGGAAGCACGATAGCGGTGAGCGGCGTGCGGTTCTCTAAGCAGGACGGCGGAGCGTTCCGCATCTTCGAGAAGCCGAGGGAAGGTGCGAGGTACGTGCTGATATGCGACCCCTCGAAGGGGATGAACTACGACTATTCGGCGATACAGGTGATATGCAACAATCCCGTGAGGGAGGTCGCGAGATACAACGCCAAGGAGGCGATAGACATCGTGGCGAGGGAGATATACTGCGCAGGGATTTATTACAACAATGCGCTCGTGAGCGTGGAGAACAACACGGGAAGCACGATACTCGACCTGTTGCTGAAGATGGGGTATCCGAGCATGTACGTTGACCAGAACCCCGTGTACAACGACTTCACGCAGACGTATTCGAGGCGTTACGGACACACGACCACTGTGGCGAACAGACAGCCGATGATAGATTCGTTCGTGATGGCATTCAGGGAGAACCCTGCGATGATATGGGACGTAGACACGCTGACGCAGATGGAGACGTTCCAGATGGTGATGACGAGGTCGAACGGCGGAGAGTCGAGATACAAGGCGATGGCAAGCGGGGCGAACTCGCATGACGACCTGGTGATGGCATTCGCCCCGTTCTGGATGGTGAGGAGCCAGCAGGCGTTCGGAGGCGGAGAGAGGCCGAAGGACGCGGACGGGGTGGAGATACGGAGCATGGCGGACTACAACGCCTATGTGACTGCGAAGAGACGGGAAGAGAGATACGGGAAGGGAAGCGAAGTGAGCAACAGGCTCGGAATAAAGTGGTGAGGGGAGGAAACACGGGATGACAAAGGAAATCAACAGCCTTACGCCGAGGGAGCTTAGGAAGCTCCAGAGCGCCACGGCGGTGCTGAAGAAGGCATACGGGCTCAATGACGGGGAAGTCGACTCGTTCTTCGCCCTCGTGAGGCAGAGCGGGGAGCTGATAGGCGTGCTGAACGACCTCTCGGCACGTGTCGGAGGACTCGAGAAGGCGCTTCAGGTCGAGACCGACCGCAAGAACCGCAGCGACATCGAGAGGCTTACCAAGGCGTTCAACGCGAAGTCGGAGGAGTTCAGGCTATGAGCAGGAGGAACGGAGAATACCGCGAGACCCGCTCATGGAGCGCATGGCAGAAGTATTCCATGGGCTTCCTGAGCCAGTCCAACGTGCGGAACGTGATGGAGCAGAGGCGGAGGTTCTACAAGGGCGACCAGTATGACGCAGGGATGGACGAGAACATCCCGAAGCCCGTGCTGAACATCTGCTTCGAGTATGTTGAGAAGGTCAGGGCTAAGCTGAGCGAGACGCCGTATGCGGTGGAGTTCACGAGCCTTGACGACACGAGAAGCCTCAACAGGGTGGACAAGTTCTACGAATACCAGTCGAGGAAGATGAAGGACTCGCTGACGAACACGGACGTGATAAAGAGCGCGCTGATAGACGGAGTCTCGTGCGTCTTCACCATGTATGACGCCGACACGCACGGAATCAAGGGAAGGTACAGGGGATACCTCAAGAGGAAGGTGGTCGACTTCGAGGACTGCTTCTTCGCCAACCCCTACTGCACTGATCCGCAGGACCAGGAATATCTCGGCTTCATCCAGAAGGTGAGCGTGGAGCAGGCCAGAAGCCTGTGCGAGGTTGAGTCGAGGAAGTCTTTGATAGTTCCCGACAGCTGGAACGTGGACGAGGAATACAATCCGACTCAGGTGGCGTTCGACACGGTCACGCTCGTGACGAGATACTTCAGGGACAAGGACGGGGAGGTATGCTTCGAGCTTTCGACGCAGTACTGCGACCTGTTCCAAAAGCCCCATCACATAAGACCGGGGCTTGACGACTTCGACAGCGGAACCCTGTCGGACGATACGGACGACTATGAGGGAATCGCTCCCGAGAAGGCTACGGTCCAGACGGACGCGAAACCGATCGGAGAGGACGAATACAGGGACGGGCTGAAACGCTTCTGGAGATACCCGTTCGCATGGTTCAGGCCGTATCCGATACACGGGACGATATTGGGAGACACGGTCATCAGCCAGCTGATGAGCATCCAGAAGATGGTGAACTTCACCAACATGATGAGCATGATGAACTTCCAGAACCATTCCTTCGCGAAGTGGGTGGTGATGGACGATGCGCTGGCCGACGGAGAGGTGATAAACAACGATCCGGGGCAGGTTCTGCACATCAAGAACGCACCTGGGCGTTCGATAGGGAACGTGATACAGCGTCTCGAACCGAGCAACGTGAGTGCGGAACAGCTGAATCAGGCATATCAGCAGATACAGGCTGCGAGACAGGTCTACGGGTTCGACAACCTCACGGCGCAGAACGCAGGCAGTGACGCCTCGGGATATGCGCTCCAGCAGATACAGGGACAGCTTAACCTCGTGCTGAAGGAACCCGAGAAGGCGTTCTGGGCATACATAAGGGATACGGCGGAGACGGACATCCTGTTCTTCAGGGATTACGTGGACGAGGCCTACTTCTTCACGCAGAGGAGCGCAGGCGAGGTCTCACGTCAGTCGAACATGAGGAGCATGGCGCAGGAGGTGTATGACGCCAACAGCGTGACTCCGCCTGGTGCCGATGAGACGGGACAGCTTCCCGCACCGAGCGAGAGGGTGTCGGAGACGATAACCTCGGAGGACTTCATGAAGGACTTCGACGTATGCGTGGAGGTCACGCAGGGAGTCTCAACGAGCCAGATAAGCGAGAGCCAGCACTATTCGCAGGTGTTCCAGTGGATCGCCACAGGCAACATAGACGGCTCGCTTGCGAAGGCATGGGTCAACTGCGACCCCGCATTCTCGAGGAAGACGAGGGAGAACATCATGGCATCCCTCGATGCATACGAGAACAGCCAGCTCCAGATGAAGCAGGCGGAGATAGACCAGTACAAGCAGTACATAAGACAGCTTCAGGAGAAGTTCACGCAGCTCAGCCAGCAGGTCAATTACCAGAACACTCAGCTGAAGTCCTTCAAGGACGCGGCGGTCGAGAACGCACGGCAGAACGAGGCCGTGACGAAGGCGGCGATGAACCAGATGAGGCAGATGGGTTCCACGAAGAGCGAAGGCGAGGTCAAGAGCGACAACGCAAGAGGCGTGGAAGGGCAGAGTTTCGATACCTATTCATCCGAGGAGCCACTCTACTAGGAGTGTCCTCCGGATGATGGTATATACGCAGTAAAGCGAAAAAATACAATGACGTTATGACGCAGTGGAAGCGCAAAAACACAAAGGAGGTTCAAGCATGAACCAGGAAGAGGAAGAGAAGAATACGGAAGCGAAGGCGGAGCAGACAGCGGAAGAACCGAAGACCTCGGAGGAGACGTCCGTTGCCGTTGAATCCCAATCCACAGGGGATGGCAAGGCAGGTGGAACGGAAGCCGAGACCAAGGGCACGGAGGAGAAGCCGTGGAAGACGCAGGAAAACGCCCGTTTTGCCCAGATGAGAAGGGAGAACGAAGAGCTGAGGAAGCGTCTGGATGCGATGCAGAGCGAAAGACGTGAGAACATCACGGAAGGCACGCTGAAGGAGCTCGGGTTCACGAGGGAAGACCTCGCGGACGATGAGAACATGAAGGTCGCCACAGCCTATACGAAGGCATTGGCGGACGGAGTGGAGAATCCGAAGGCGTATGCGTATGAGTCGGTATACCGAAGCAACAGGGAGGCCGAGAGAAAGGCCCGTGCGGAAGCCGACAGGAATGCGCATGAGCAGACCGAAAGGGCGGAGAAGGTAAGACAGGACGTGGAAGCGTTCCATAAGGCCTATCCCGACATCGACATCAACGATGTCGTGAAGGACGGGAGCGAGTTCAGCGACCTGTTCGGAGACGTACCCGACGTAATCGGGAACGTCACGAAGTATTACGGGAAGTATCTGCGGATGAAGGGAATCCAGCAGGGCAGGAAGCCTCTCACGGAGGCTGACAAGGCCAAGGGAAGCCCGTACGTGAAGGGAGGCCAGTCGGCTTCGGCTGACGGCGGAAGACTCACGGAGGCGCAGATAATGAAGCTTTCCCCCGAGGAGTTCGACAATTACATGAGAAACGTCGTACTCAAGGGAAGATAGGGAAACCGAACCGACCATAAGGCAGGCCAGTCTCCGAAGTGACGGGTCACGCAAGAAAGCAGACCGATCAAATCAAATCAAAGGAGAAAAAAGATTATGGCAGCACCAGCAGCAGTTAACACAAATTACGTATCCCATGACGGATTCGATGTCGAACATGTCGACTTCATCGACCTAAGCGTCAAGAAGTTCGTCCATGACACCGAGAAGTTCTGGGGTCAGTTCTATGACACAACACCATTCAAGAAGGGATATACGGTCTTCAAGCACAGAAAGACCATCAGACCGGAGGTGACATCCAAGTTCGCCTCCTCCCTCAAATTGGCCGAGGGAATCGGAGCCAAGGATACCGACATCAAGGTCGTCGAGACATCCAACAGCTTCTCCGACTACGGCACATTCATCAACTACACCAAGGAAGCAATCCGTGACAACATCGACGATGTCTCAGGCTTCATGGTCGACAAGCTCAAATATCTTGCCGCCGAAGTCCCAGAGGCACTGAGAGCCGACACCATGTGCACATCCAACTTCCAGATCACGGCATCCGTCGCAAACGCCAGTGCCGAAAAGGGAAGAATCATCAAATACCCCATCACCGACACCTTGGACAGAATCAAGGTCGTCCTCAAGAAGAAGAGATGCAAGCCGACCAAGGACGGCAAGTTCGTTGCAATCCTCACTCCCGAACTCATGACACAGCTCAAGACCGAGCTGAGAGAGCAGGGAATCGGCGTCCTTGACGAGACCACCAAGGCCGAGCTCACACGTGAAGGACAGGTCTTCGACTATGACGGCTTCTATCTCACCGACAGAAGCGATGAGGCGATGTATTCCAAGACCTCCGACACCATCAACGGCGACAAATTGGTCGTCATCTGCAGAACAAGAGACAACGAGTTGCCGGGCATCGAAATGCCGGGTGAGATCAGCATCTTCGACAACGGCCTCGGCACCGGTCTCATCGCCAAGTCCGCCACTGACGGAACACTCGTTCCGGACACCAACCACAGAGTCGGTTCCATCGCAATGAACATCGACCATCTCGGCTTGGGCATCCAGGCAGACTTAGGACACCTCGTCTGCACATTCTCCCATGTGGACTATGACAAGACAGGTGTGACCTATCCGACCGCCGACCCTGTCAACGGAGCGACAGGAAATGCACTTCCGTCAGGTGCAGGTGCGAAGAACTTCTAATCGCCGACTGACGTGATATGACGCCCATGGGGAGGGGAAAGCCTCCCTTCCCCCTGGGAATTTATTGAAAAAAGGAGAAAGACAAATGGCTGAAAGCAAGACAAAGAAGAAAGAGGAAGCGAGGGAAGTGAAGGAAATCGGAGTCACCTTCGTACAGGGAGACTTCATCTCCTACGAGAACAAGAGGAAGGAAACGGAATACAACGTCTCCTACTGCCTTGACGGAGAGGACATCTTCTTCCCCGCTGGCAAGACCTCGTACGAAGCCTCGGTCACAGGCGGAAAGCTCATTCCGCTGTCCACACATCCCGAGCTTGTCGAGATGATCATGAGGGGAAGCTACGAGCATACCTTCTCAGTGGACGGGGAGGACGTCACGGACGAGGAAGCCGTCCGAATCGCACACGCAAACATCGGCGAAGTGCAGGTAGGCTGACGGTAAGTCCGCCACATATGCAGGAAAGGGGGAGTGGAACATGCAGGACAGAAAGAATCTGAAGCTCGGATGGATACTCTACAAGGTCGTCACGGGTTCGATAACGCTTCCGTACAACAGCGAGTTCTACGGAAAGGGAGGCTATCTCGCATTCCTGAACCGACAGGACTATTTTGCGACCAACACGGACTATTCCATGCAGTACAGGAAGTCCTTCGATGCGGTCAACAGGGCGCTCGCAAGGCTTTCCCAGTACAACAGACTCCCCTATTTTTATGAAAAACTGAAAGTCTACAAGGAAGACGGGGAATACATTGCGGACGTTTCCGAAGTCCCGTATGCGCAGATAGCCAACGTCTTCAGGAAGACAGGAGACGGAGATTGGGAAAACTATGGATTCACGATACAGGGAGAGAAACTCATCCTCGAAACAGACTACTTCCCCCTCGGAGAGAAGGAGGAAGCGGAAGGAGGAGAGGAAAAGGCGTTCGGAAGAGTCGAAATCGAATACAAGAAGGCTATTCCAATTTTTGAGGCAGACGATCTGGCTGTGGCTGATGTTGATAGTGATGGTGAGTCTGTTGACTATAGCGATGTGTCACCAAATATGGCGGAATATGGGCTGAGTCCGACAGACGTGAACTTCGTCATCTACTACGCACAGGCGGACGTGCTTAAGGAGCTCGACCCCGTCACTGCGGGCAATCAGCTTCAGATTGCGGAGAACTACTATTCCGACCTCACGGAATACAGGCCGACATACAATCCGAGGAAGGTGAGGAGGTACAGCTATGGCGCGTTTTAGGGCAAAGCTCAATCTGAATTCGACCTCGAACAAGAGATACACGGACGAGATATATTTCGGCGGAGTCGACTATGCGAACCCGAGGATGAGCGTACAGCAGGGGCATGCGCTCGACAGCGACAACTACGTGTACAGGGAGAAGGCTGTGCAGAAGCGCTTCGGTGTACGCAAGGACAGCTATGCGCTCGACAGCTACTATTTCCTGAACATGGGCGAGAAATATGTCATCGATACCGAGGAAGGCACGGGTGCCGAAGGGCATGTCGGATATGCCACTGCAGGCTATGCGATATATGCGATGTGGACATATAAGAATTACATCATCGTCAACAGGGGAGGATGGCTGTTCTACATCCACACTCTTGGCGGAATCACGAATATGGAGATGACTCCGATACATTCCAAGGATGTCGAGAGCGAGACCGTCGGTTCTGCCACAAGGACGATATACAAGTCGATTGCGGTCGGAAGCAATGCGAGGAACGCATTCGAGGGCAACGGAAAGCTGTACATCCTCAGCGGAAAGTACATCTACGTGCTTGAGGAGCTTGACAGGGTTGACGGCGGAGATCCGCATTTCAGCCTATGCGCACTGACCGAGAGGGGAAACCCGTACATTCCGACGACGACCATCGGCATCGTGCAGAACGAGTCGGCAGGATATGCGACAAGGACTACCTTCGAACAGCCGAACCTTCTCACGCCGAAGAGAAAGAACGGCTTCGTGGGCGGGATCTCGAACAAGAGGAAGTCCGACACCACATACACCTATGCGTTGGACAAGGAAGCCACCTCGGTGGACGGGGTTAGGATGACCTTCGGAAGCCTTCCCTATTCAAGCAGGCACACAAGGGGCGTGATGGCAGAGGACGTGGCAATCCCTCTCACGGACGGAATCGACCCGAACACGTACAAGGGCTTCCTGTTCCCGAGACTCGGAGATGACGTTCAGAAGAACCTCTACGTGAATCCCGAGACCACCGGATGGAAGATAGACTTCCGTGACTTCGTGGTCTATGCGATGGACGGAACGAGGCTCACATACAGCACGCTCGACAAGATACCTCCCATCGAGTTCCAGTCGGGAAGTTCGATGGTCAGATACGGCAAGATTGTTCCCTACGTCAACGACATGGCGGACATGGCAAGCGCAAGCGTGACCATGAAGGGAATGGAGACCTCGGTATCGGGAGGCGGAACATCGCTTCCGGGAATCCCCTATACGGCGTTCCAGAAGTACGAGGAAGGGAAATACTATGTCGGGCTGTTCGGAAAGAGCACGGTCGACGGAAGCGGAGACGTATACTCGCAGGACTCCTCGAATCCGTTCTCGTTCGAGATGGACGGTGATGACAATGCGGTTCTCGATACCGACGGACTTCCGAAAATCAAGGCGAAGAATACGACCGTGTTCCGGGTTCCGAAGAATTCGGACGGAACATACACGCTCGACTCGCTGAAGGTCAATCCGACACTCACATCATGGGATGCAAAGAGTCAGAAGGCGACATACACATACGGTCTCTGCAACTATTACCAGCTGTTGATATTCGCCAAGGTCAACGGCGAGATAAGATACGGAAGCGTTACGTTCAAGGTCGGAACGTCACCGATGCTCCTGAGCTATACGGGCAAGGTAGATCCGCAGGACTATGCAGGAAACATCCCGTTGCTTTCGGATATTGAATACTATAGTGGAAACAGGTCGGTAATCAACATTGCCGTGGCATACATCCTCGGACTCGGATGGACGACGTTCATCAACGAGTTCTCCGACCTCTATGCGAAGGCGGGGAAGATGATGAAGGAAGGTTCTTCCTATCTCGCATATCCGTATCACGAGAACGAGGTGAACCTCGTCGAGGCGGACAGGAACAAGATCAGATGGACTGAGACCATAAAATTCAACGGACACACGCTGTTCAAGGAAAGTCCGAACCCGCTCACCGACAGCCAGATAAAGAGCAATCAGGTCGGAAAATATCTCGTGGACAAGGATGAACTCACATCCACCAATGCCGTTCCGAAGATATACGGATACGTGATATACACGGACGGGAAGACATCCTCCGTGACGCTCTACGATAATCCGAAGGGAACGTATGACGGGGAATCCAACATAGAATGCACGTTCACCGCCGAAGGCGAGGAGAAGAACAAGGACGACATCAACAAATGCACGTTCGGAATCATGTACGGAACGCAGAATTCACGCAACAGGCTGTTCGTGAGCGGAAACGCCGACAATCCGAACTGCGACTGGCACACTGGTAGCAGGGAGGACGGAGTCGGAGACCTCGACTATTTCCCAGCCGACAGCGTCTGCGCATACGGCGAAAGCACGCCGATAGCTGGATACGGAATCGTCTCGGACGGGAAGCTGATGGCCGTGAAGGAATTCTCGGACAGGGAACCCTCGGTCTATTACAGGACTGCGACATATTCGACAAGGAAGGACGACTACGGGAAATCCGTCACTGACGCAAGCTCATCGGCCGTCTATGAGGAAAGCTATCCGCTAACCCAGACAAACTCCCACATAGGCGCACTCGGAAGCAGGCTGTTCACGGACTTCAACGGAGACGCACTCTTCGTGGACACGGACGGAAGGATAGTCGGACTCGACAACGAGGGAACGACATATGACAACCAACGTGTCGCAAACAGCCGTTCACAGCTCATCGATCCGAAGCTGACGGAATGCGCAGTCAAGGACAACTACCTCGTATCCTACGGAAACGAGCTGTTCTACTTCCTCAGCAACGGAGAGGCCTACTACACGCACTATGACGACAAATACGAATGGTTCCCGTTCAGTCTGAGCAGGTCAGTGAGGCATAAGGACGAATCCGAGAAAGTCCTGTGCTCGTGCATATTCTACGGAAGCATGTATTTCGGAACATATGACGGAGCGATATTCAGCTTCGCCAAAGGCTCGTTCACCGACACCGACAGGATAAAACTGAAGAAGGGAGACATTGCCGTAAGCTCCGATGACGGAAGCCTCGTGGTATCACGGAACATCTCGTATTACATGAAGGACAGGGCAATGTGCCATCTCAGCAACCGAAACGGAGAGGGAACGCTTCTCGGACTCGTATGCGAGTCCTCCGAGTACACTGCGGACACGTCCTCCAAGACGCTGAAGTTCTACGTCACGGAAGGAACGCTTCAGCCTAACAGCACCTACTACCTCAACGGAGGCAACAAGGTCAGCTTCGAGATCAGTGACGACATGGACGACTTCAGGGACGGACTCGACTGCTTCGTGATACAGAATTTCAAGCAGACCTTGGACGGAAGCCCGCTGAAGTTCTACGTGATGATAGAGCCAGAGACGGAACTTGTCCTCGGAGACTACAACACGCTGACGGCGACACAGGGAGGACGGACGTTCACGCAATTCATCCTCAACGGCTATGAATACTACCTGAATTCCTACGAGGCGGTAAGCGCATATTACGTGACCTCCCCATATCTCACGGGAAGCCTCGGAAACCGCAAGGTCGTGGACACCTACACAATCATCTCCGACAAGGGATACCGCAACGAGGTCTACGTCAAGACGATGACCAACAACGTATCCATGGACGAGCTGTTCGACATGGGCGGTCAGGTCGACTATTCCAACCTCAACTACATGGGCACGGACTACACGAGATACGACCTTCCGCACACGCAGACGCTCATGGCCAAGTTCTACGGCCCGTTCATCTCGCTGTGCATAACCTCACCGCACGCCGTCAATTCGGTACTCACGAAGATAAACTTCCTCTACCATTACGCCGGGAAGACCTACGGGAAGAGCTAGGGAAGTCCTGAAAGGAGTGTATATGAGACACAATGAAAAAAAGGGAATCTTCTTCATCGCCTCTGCCGGGCTTATGGCAGGACTCGCATTCGGTTTCGCCGAAGCGTCCAAGGAGGAAGTTCGCCCCATTCTGACGAATACGATACGATATGCAAATGACAATACGGAGACGGGAAATGACGGAACGTCTTCCTCTTCCGACCAGTCACAGCTCGTGGTCGACAAGGACGGAAAGGTCTATGTCGAGTACAGGGACGACAACGGGAACGGAATCCCCGATGAGCTCGAGGAGCTTGTCGGAACGAAGAAGATAGACAACGTCATGACGATCACGCTCACGAGTGCGATGAACGCATGCCTGAACATCATCACCTTCATCTACGGACTCTACAAGTGGAAGCACCTGAGCAAGACCGTGGACTGCGCAAATGCGAATTCGGCGACCAATGTCGCAAACATTGCGTCTGCGAACGCAAAGCAGGTTCTCGAAATCGCCTCGCAGGCGACCGAGAGCGTGCAGAGGTTCAAGGCTGACGCACAGACTATCTCCGACAGCGTGAAGAGACAGCAGGAGGTGGTAGACACGCTCCAGACCAAGATCGAGGAATCCAACCGCAACGAGGTCGACCAGACCAAGGCAATCGAGGCTCTCAAGGAGAGCAACGAGGCACTCACAAAGGGATACTCGAGCGTCTCGGCAAGGCTTGACGCAATCCTTGCGAATCAGGCACTGACTGCGGACAGCGCCGACAACGTCCGCAACGGAGTCGCCACTCAGATACATGAGAACGTGAAGGGGGCTGTGAACTATGGCAAGAGCAAAGACAGCCTCGCTTAAGCAGACGAATCCGATAAAGTACTATAAGAGACGTAAGAAATGGCTTGCGGTCGGGAAGGTTGCGTGCAACCTCCTTCCACCGCTTGCAGTCCTGATCGTATACGCCGTGATGGCTTGGACGGGCGGAGCGTTCACCAATCCTCTCATCCCATGGCGCTTCAGCCTCGGAATCGTCCTCCTCATCCTTTGCACGGTCATCGTTGTGGCGCATGAGCTTAGGGCGATAACGAAGGCGAACAAGGAGGCAGGCGAGGGAGCGAACTTCTCCTCGTGTGTCGTGTGGCTGTTCGTTGCGACGATCCTGTGGCTGTTCTATCTGACGATGTTCTATCTCATCATCTTCTGCTTCGCCGAATTCATAGGCTCGTTCCTCGGAGCGTTCTGCGTGAGCGGTACGAAGAAGTGCAACGAGCTGATACGGAAGAATCAGGACGCCGAGCTGAGCGCAGAGGCGATGGTGAGGGTGCAGGAAAAGCACGAGAGGCAGAAGAAGGAAATCACGGGAGGCGGAGCAATTGAGTAAGAGATACAGGATGAAGGGGAAGGGCGGAAGAGGAAGCAGGAACAGGGCGAAGGTTGCCCTCGTCACTCTCCTCACGCTCCTCGTTGCGGGAATCGCATGTCTCGTGACCTGTTGGATCACCTACAAGTGGACTTGGGATAAGGTTCTCTACTGGCTGAATCCGTTCAGCGAGGGGAACAACTGGACATGGCTCATCTATTTCGGACTCGTGCTGTTCCTGCTGTTGCTCATATGGCTCATCCATCAGGCTAGGATGGAGAAGATAATGGACGAGGAAGGAAGATAATGGACAGAAACGAAGAGAATACGCAGAATGTATCCTTCCGCACAAAGCTGAACGCAAAGATAGACAGGATACGCAAGACCACGATAAGGGCGAAGATAATGAGCGTAGCCCTCGCACTGGTAGTCATAATCGTGTTCGTCTCCATCTTCTTCCCTCTGAAGCAGGATCCGGACACGTTCACGGATCCCGTGAAGCGTTCGACATGGATAAGCAACACGGTGATAGCCTGTTCGCTGTCGATAATCGGACTGATACTGTGCGAGAACATATTCACGGACAAGCTGAAGGGGAAGGAAGGCGGGAAGTATCAGAATGCGAAGGTAGGATACGAGAAGTATGACAGGGACGGAAGGATAGTCCATGAGGAGGGCTATCTCGACAAGCGCACGAAGGTCAAGCAGTATGAGAGGAATTTCCCCGACTGGTTCGACTGGTACTGTGCAAACGAGCTGAAGCGGAAGAAGATTTCCGCAATCGGAACGGATGACGCCGAGGCCGTCCTCGCACACATAGACGAGATAGGGAACCCGCTCCTGCTGTGCGACCACATCGAGGTCACCAAGAAGCATTGGTGGTCAAGGCCTGTACACGAGGAGGTCAAGGGAATCCCGCTGAAGATGAAGGACGGAACGTTCATAGACGTGAAGACTCCCGAGGAGGTACGGGGAATCGAGAAGGTCAAGGACGGCGAGATAAGGATATTCCCCTACGAGGCACCATACTATCTCTCGCTTGACGCCGTACCGATAAACGTCTCGCAGGTCGACAAGGCCTATATCCTCAACAAGGCCAAGAACGAGAACATGGTGTTCCAGAGGACGTTCAAGATAGTCATGGGGATCATAGTCGCAGTCTATTGGGCGATGGTGACCGTTGACGACTTCTCGAACCTCGGGAACGCAAACGCATGGCTGTTGCTCATCATCCGTCTCGGAACCCTCATGGGAGGCGTGATAAGCGGATGGAGCGGTGCCGACATGGCGGTCAAGTTCGACATCGACATGATAAACGACCGCTCGGCAGTGCTTGACAGCTTCTATGACGACATGGCGGGCGGACGCTTCAGCGAAGAGGAGTACAGAAGAAGACTTAGAAAGGAGGCCGAGGAAAGACATGGAGAAGAAGGAAGTACAGCTGACGGAGAAACACCGCAAGCTCATGCTGTCGAGGAGTCCTCAGGTGACTCCGGACAATCCGACGCAGGTAGGATGGTCGGCTAGCAAGATACGTCAGTACCAGTGGAAGCCTCTCGACATCCTGTTCGACTTCATAGAGCTTGTCGACAGGGCGAGCGTGGACAGCGCAAACGAGATATTCACGGACATCAGCGAGCTGAACGAGAGAATTGTGCATATGGAGACGACTTCGTTCGCAACGAAGCTGAAATCAGGTGATTCGGACGCTTTCCGGAATGAGAAGAATCAGGAACCAGGGGATTTCTACATCATCGAGGGAATCTATGAGGAAGCTTCTTCGGGAGAGGACGTCACGCAGACTCCTTCCGAGGCTTCCAAGCAGGTCAGCAGGATGATAATGAGGTCGCCGAGTCCCGTTGCCGTCTCGGTGGAATCCGCTCCGTCCGAGCCTGCGGTATCGGCTGATGACGGAGGACTTACGACAGGCAACGTATCCACTTCGGCAGACGGCGGAGGATACGTGATGATAAGCGACAGCGGACTCTATGCGTACCCAATGGGAATCACGGAAGAGATCGCCGAAAGCAACGCAGCGCTCATAAAGGGCAGGAAGGCAAGCACCAGACCGAAGACATCATCCTCGGCACAGCTTGCCATCCCGTCCTCGGCTGAATCATCCGCTACGCTTTCACTCGAGGCAGGGAATGACACCGAGGCGCATGAGGAAAGCACGTCAGCCCCGGCCTTGGTGATAAGAAGCACTGCCGATAAATCGGCATTGTCTCTTGACGGAAGCAGTGAAGAGGCTGATAAGGGAAGCATGTTGAGTCTAGGCGGAAGCAGTGGCACGGATGGGTTGTCACTTTTATAAAAAAGACCAAATAGAAACAGGAGGATTGGAACATGGCAAATTCAATCAATCAGACTAAGAAGGCGAAGTATACGAAGAAGACGAACACGGAAGGTGTCTATGACCTCTATCATTTCGAGACTGATGACAAGCAGGTATTGTTGGATGAGGATGTCGGAGACATTGCAGCGGGAACTACGCTCCATGACGCACTGACCACAATCAAGAAGAATGCTGACACAGGCGGACAGGCTGCGACAGACCTTGCGACTCACATCAAAAACAAGGAAAACCCGCACGGAGTGACCAAGGGACAGGTCGGTCTCGGAAGCGTGGTCAATGCAGGAATGGACGCAACTCCGACATCAGGAAGCAACAACTACGTCAAGTCGGACGGAGTCTATACGGCTGTATCCGAGGCGAAGAGCGCAGCAAGCGCCGCACAGAGCAAGGCGGACTCCGCATACAGCCTTGCAAGCGGAAGAAGCAACAGCTTCGTCTTCAGTGACGTCACAAAGCTTAGGAGCGGAACGCCGTCCGGCGGTAAATCAATCAGCGAATGCAGAATCGGTGACAACATCTACGTCGTTGCGACAGGCGTTTCGGACTTCTGGATTTCCGACATCAGCCCCATCGAAAAAATTGTCTCAACTGTGGACACAATCAGTAGCGCCAAGGAGGGTGCTTCCGTAAACGTCAAATGGGGAAGCTCATATGTCACACTGGTCGCTGTCGAGAACAAGATAGACCTCAGCGGTTACGCCACATCTACAAATCTTAGCGATGCAAAGAAAGCAGTGATAGCCGAGCTCCATGAGGACATTAACATTCCGAGTGCAAACATGATAAAACCATTGGACCTTTTCAACGGTGATGTCAGCCTTGATACGCTGTACGCCGGATATGATCTCGGGAGTTTTGAATTATACCACAAGCCAGAATGGCCCGTTAGGGAGGGAATAGAAGATAGGCAAGCCATCAAGTTATGGAATCTAATAATCGCACCCGGACAAGGAAGCGATGACAACATCGGCGTTCTCATGCACGAATGCGAGTTCACTTACGGACAGGGATGGACCGGAACGACCGTATTCACGCTTTCCTATAATGACGAGAAATACACGTTCCAGCTTACGGCGACTATGAGACCGGAATCAGTAGACCAAGTATTATTTGACGTCACTTTTGTCGACATCTTTGTCAGGCTTCTCACTCAGAACATCACACCAGCGCTCAGAAGCACAAGAACCACACTTCAGGGTGACGTCAGTGCAACGTTCACGAACGCAGGCGGAACGGTCAACGCAACGCTTGCCGACTCAGGCGTCACCGAAGGAACGTATTCCTGTGTGCATGTCGATGCCAAGGGACGTGTCACGAGGGGCGCCTTGAGCTTAGTCTTCGCTTCCTCCCTCGATGATACTGAGTCGCTGGACAATCTTGCTGTAGGCGGTGTCGCGATCATCGGATAGCGGGGAACGCCTATGTACAAGATTGCGGTAAAGAATAGCAATTCCAAAATGGAGGAGAAGGACATAGTCCTTCTCTCCAAGGCGGAATACAATATGGCTGTCACTTCCAGCATGAAATACAATAGCCTTTATGTGAATGTATCGGTTGCCGGGAACACCAAAAAATTACTCTATACCAATGAGGATATCGTCTATTTTCCGAACGGGCTTGTGTTCGGCGGTACTGCTGCGCCTGCAGGTCTTGTCACGAGAGGCATATGCGGAGTCACGACACCAGACGCAAAAGGCGCATGCTCGAAGGACAACCTCTATCTCAACTATGACGGGAACGATAGTTATTCGAGACCCGTAGTCCTCGGAGCGGGTTCGGCAGGAAATTTGATAACGGGTGGCGCACATCAGTATGCGGCAGTCCGAGGCGACCAGATGGTGGCGTATGTGAAGAGCTATCTCAACACTTCGGGCGGAGTGACGATAAACAACGACCATTCGGCAATGCAGAATCTCGACTACGAACACTCGGGGCATACGGGTTTCGCCTCGTCAGCACAGCTCGACACTGAGATCAAAGCCAGAAGAGACGGGGATGATAGCTTGAAGAAGTGGGTTAATTTGATGCGTGAGCAAGACGCCCAGAGTACGGATGAGGTGGTTCAGTACAACGTGAAGCAGGAAGCGGAGCGTGCCAAGAAGGCCGAAAGCGCAAATGAAGCACGTATCGCAACGTTGGAGAAGAAGAACGAGAGTCTGACGCTTCGTAACAACGAACTTGCCGAAATTGTCGGGAAGGAGATGGACTATCAGTTCAGCGAGTATACCACCAAGGAAGCGACCGAAAGCATTCCGAGCGTAATCGGAGAAAGAAGCGTGGTGGGCAACGATGATACGAGAGGCTTGGTCGCAAGCATAGGCGGAAGGACGGAGTATTCAAGGAACCTGTTCAGCGGAACTTGGACGAAAGGCACTGGACCGACAGGGGATGTCACTATCGCAAAAAATGGTACGAATTCCATTCCCGTGAGTCCAAGCACGACTTATACGATTTCATTGTCTGCAACGAACAGACGAACGAACCAAATCTATGAATATGATTCCTCGGGCAATTATCTCAGATGTCTTTCAGATGGCGAGTCGGACACTTTCAACTTTACAACGAGCGAAGACTGCCACTTCATCCGAGTCGGTCAGTGGACTCCAGTTGCAGAGGGAATGACAGGTTATCCAGCCGAGACAATGCTCGTCAAAGGTGGTTATACCACTGACACAATGCCTTCCTATGTTCCCTACTACACAGGCTTGAAGTCGGTCGAGAACCCGAAGCTGAAAATCAACGGAAACGGAGTGCTGTCAAATATCCTTACTGACTCCTCCAGTCTCGTTCTCGCTGGTGTCGATGATTACCATGACGAAATCAAAATCGTTCAGAAGGACAACGGATTGTTCAGGGTTGAGCTTCACAAGAATTTCCGAATTGCGAGGGTCAGCAAAAATTTGATTGCTTATGGTGAATTCCGACAGGGTGGTGCTTCCACTGGTGGCGAATTCGGTGCTGATAATATGATTCTTGAATACAACGGTGACTCACGTTACCATATAAAATCCAATTTAGTCCAACACCTCGTCTGCGACATACTTGACCCAATCCATCCAGATGAAGCATACCATGGAACAAAGCAGGGCATTGCATTGGTCGGCAATGATGGTGTTTGGATTTATGTGAATGGTCTTAACAGCGCCGATGAATACATAGAGTGGCTCCAGGAAAATAAAATCTATGTTGGCTATCCAATCGCCGGACCCACCATAACCACACTATACGATGACCTCTCTCTTGCCGATGTCTCGTTCCTGCAGAAGGCTGGATACGTAATCACGGCTGAGAATGACAACACCACATATGCCGTCAACCCGAGTGTCACGCTCAGACTCGTGACGAAAGGAGTGAAAGCTTAATACACCATGATGATGGATGAATTACTGAGGAAATGTGTCGGAGAGAAGGCTCTCCGTGACGATGAAATCCGTTCGCTCAAGGAATATCTCACCTCCACTGACTACGTTGTCTCCAAGCTCAACGAACTCAAGCTCGAGGATGACGAGACCGAATACGTGAAATCTAAGGCGGATTATGCGGACGTGCTGAAGAAGCGCAAGGAAGCCCGTGCGAGAATCAACGAGCTTGAAGCCGAGACGGAATGATGACATATGGAATGCTGATGATGATGACAAGAAGGAGGAAACAACACGATGAGAACTAAGCTAAGCACTTATGACGGCGGAAGCGGTGGCAGTCTCTATGACAGCAACGGCAACAGCTACAGCAACCAATTCGGAAACAACACCAAGGATATCATGAGCCAATACCAGAGAGGCCTCACGAAAAGCAGGAACACGTCTTCCGATACGGATGACGGTTCCACCACTGACAGCCTTTCAAGTCTTTACGGAAGCTACGGGAACAGCAATAACAGCAACAATTCCGCTTCTTCCGATACGGACGGAAATGATGCCAATGCCTACGATGACGCACTAGCCGAACTTGCGAGACAGGGCAACTACGAGGCTTACTGGAACAAGACCGTACAGCTCGGAAACATCCAGCGCCTTGCCCAGAAGAACATGCAGAACACGCTGAAACAGCAGGGTATCAACACACAGGGCGCCGGAACGATTGCGGGAACACAGCTCTCCAACGCATACATGAACGCTCAGGCAAGCGCACTGAAGGACTACAACGACACCGAGAGCCAGATTACCGAGGACGCCTACAACAGGGCCGAGACGGCAAAGCAGAACCAGCTCTCCGAGTATCAGAACCTTCTCTCCACTGCCTCGCAGAACGGCAACGTCTCCGAGACCCTTCAGAAGATCTTCGAGTCCAACCCCGACATGGATGACGAGACGAGACAGAAGCTCAACGCTCTTGCGGTCGCTTACGACAACACCAACTCCGAGAACGCAAGCAGGGTAAGCACCTTCCAGCAGTACATGCAGTTGGCCAGCCAAAGCGGTAACCTCGAGAAATGGTATACCGACAACGTTCTCAACAACTCCGACCTCACCGACAAGGAGAAGACCGAGCTTCAGCGCTACTATGACGCAATGGGCGAATCCGACAGCGGTTCATCCTTCATCAAGAGCGTCGGACTCGACCCGACACTTTCCATGTACACCTCTGCGGACGAACTCAAGCAAACGGCATATGATCCATCTGGAAACACCGCCGATGACGTCATAGGCCATGAAATCGAGGGAATGACCAACTACGTCAGCACCAACAAGCTCGCAAAGCCTACGCTCTTCCATCTCCACTCCGACAGGCTCGGAAGCAACATGTATGTCTACTACGACCCTTCCAAGGGAGGCTACTACGTGCTGACTCTTGAGCAGGCGAAGCAATTCAGTGGTGATTCTTATTACGTACACGGACGTAAGAATTCCGAGATTTCCAAGGGCGCAAGAATCCTCAGTTAGATTGATTCAATCATTCAATCATTCAATCATTGACCGACCGATTCAGTCCCTGTGACAGGAAGGAGAAAAAGAACACATGGCAGGTTTCTACGAGAATCTCAACAAGCAGAACTATCTGAAGATCATGAACGGCGCTTACCAGAACTATGGTCTGGACTCCGAAAGCATAAACCAGCTTAATGGTCAGGGTGACAACATCACTCCGACCATTTCGCTTGCCGATGAGATAAAGAATGCCTCAGCTACGGCCGAGAAGGCCACTGCCGAGGAAAACCATGACGATGACCCTTCATGGTTCCAGAAGGCAAGAAACTTCATCCTCGCCCCTCTCTACGGAATCGAGGAGGGTATCCTCAACTTCGCCGACGGAATCGGCGACCTTGCCATGGGTATCACGGGCGCAATCGCAGGTGCAGTGGGCAACCATCAGCTCGAGACGCAGATGAAGAACAACATCAACGTCGACTGGCAGGCGACCGTGACCAATGCCACAAAACAGCTCAATGACACGGTCGACTTCATCAATGCGCTTGACCCGACCTCCGACACACGCAAGATGTGGACGGGGCAGAAGAACGGATGGGAGACTCTTGCCTCACCAGAGGCTTCACGTCAGTCGCTCAACGACACGAAGTACAACGCATTCCTTTCCAAGGGCGCTGCGGACTTCGTCGGAGGAGTCGCACAGGGCCTCGGCGAGATGGTTCCGTCCATTGTCACAGGAAAGTGGATCTCGGGCGGAGTCAATGCTCTTACAGGTTCCGCAAAGGCGGCAAGGACTGCCAACATCGTCGCCCAGTCCACCATAGGCGCATTGCAGGGCGCTGGCAAGGGCTTCTCCAAGGTCGCCAAGGAAGACGGAGACCTCACCGAGGGCGCTGGCTATGCGGCGATAAAAGGCGTAATCGGTGGTGTGACGAGAGGGCTGTCCGCAAAATTCGGCACTTTCAGTGACAGGGTGTCCAACAAGCTTGCCGAAAGCGTCACTGGGAAGGTGCTTCAGTCGGGAATCGAGAAAGGCCTCGATTATACGGTCTCGGCGAACATTGCTGGTACTGCGACTCAGATACTTTCCGATATGGCAGTCGATTCAGCCACCTCTTTTGGCGAGGATTTGTTAGACCCAGTCATCAAGCAGATCACTTATGACAATGAGGCTTTATATAAAGCATACGGAGACGGAGAGAAGGCTTCCGCAACTCTCAAGAACGCAGCGCTTTCGGCACTCACGAGCGCCGTGACGACCGCAATCGTTGACGGAGTGAGGACATATGCCGAGAAGCCCGACTACGTCAAGAAATATCTTTCCGAACATCAGGACGTTGCTGCGAAGATGACGGACATAATCGACAAGAGCAGGAAGCTCAAGATTACTCAGGGGCTTATCGAGGAACTCGGCGACAAGGCACCTGAAGAGATGAAGGACAATTTCTCCAAGCAGGCAAGCGAAGTTGCGGAAGAGTCCGCTTCCCTCTATGATACGCTTACGAACGGGCTTCTCATGGAAAAGGAAGCGTATGTCGCTCCGAAGGACACTACCGCTTCCGAGAACGGAACGGCAGTTGATACCGATGCACAGCCCCTAGGCGAGACGGCAGTTGATACCGATTCGGCCAACTCGGCAAAGGTGGAGAAGGCGTCTCAGGAATCCGCAAAGCCAATCGTTTCGGATGCCGACACACCGACTGATACAGGCGATAGGGCAAAGACAACCTCTTCAGAGGCGACAGGATTGTCAACCGAGTCTTCTTCGGATGTAGACGGCAAAGCAAAGAAGGAAGTCAAGATACAGGGAACCGGAATTACCGAAGACGGCAAAGAAGCCACCATTGACACCAAAAAGGTTACCATGGACCAGATTGACATGATCAACACGGTCATCGAGAACTCCTTCGCAAACATCGTCAGCGTCGTCTCGCTGAAGAACGGAACAAGTTTCATCCAATACGACAATGGTTTCGGCTACGTGAAGAAGGGCAATACAATCATAGGCACTTATACGAACGGAGCAAAGCCAGACTGGGCCCAAGGTGTCAAGCTTGAGAACATGGACAATGTCGTCAAGGAGAAAGGCGAAGCTGACACCATCGGTGAGCAGAACAAGGACGTGGACAAGGGAATCATCGATAAGGCGGCTGAGATGCGAACCACGAAGAATGGTTTCCAGAATGCTGTCGGCAAGGTGATTGACGAACTCTTCGATGACCCCGATTTCAAGGTATCCAAGGACGTGAAGAGAGACATCGCAAATGCCGTTTCGGCTTCATACAGCCTTGACGGGGATGATGTCTCAGTACATAAGACGATAGACTCGGCATTCGACAAGATCATGGATACGCCTGTCGAGGGAATCGATGGCAAGAAGACTTACTGGGATTGCTTCGACCAGGATGAAATCTCCGACATGAAGACGAAATTCGACAGGGCAATCACTGAGACCGTGAACAAGAATTCCGCCGTCTCCGAAAGAGGCAAGATGCAGATCCTCAACAACAAGCTCGGAGCTGTCGTCAGAAGCATGAAGGAAAGAATCTCCTACATGGCCAAGAACGAGAAGCAGTACAACTCTCTCCGCAACAAGCTCAATGCTTCCAAGCAAGCCCCGACAGGTGGAATGCCCATGGACAATCCGAACATGCTCGGAGTCGTCTCAGACCTCGGAAAGACCCTGAAGCTGTCTTCCAACAACGGCCAGTTTACGGTCAATTCCGTCAGGAAATTCATTGACGAGCATAAATCGATCGTGACCGACTATTCCAGCTCGGCCGATGGCACTGAGGCAAAACCGGCTGAAGTATCCGAGCTTGAACTGACTCCGAGCGGACGTGAATTCATCGAGGCGGCAAAGGAGATGAATGATTATCTTGCCGAGAACGAAGGAATGGAAGTCCTCGACAACGAGGGATTGCGCCTCATGAACAGGATCCTTTCGACTGCGAACATTGCCACGAATGAGAACGCAGCACTTCAAAGAAGCCAGAAGAGGGCCAAGGTCGAAGGCGTGATAATCGACGCATCCGAGATGTCGAAGCAATTCAAGGACGGCAAGAAATTTGGCTTTGCCCAGAATACGATACGTTCCTTCGAGGGCCTCCGTTTCACGATGAGAAGATACCTCGGAAGGGGTGAGGCTTATGACATCCTTGTTGCCAAGCCTGTGGAAGACCTTCAGAACGAAGGCATGTTCGAGGCACATGTGAACAAGATGCTTCAGGACCAGATGGACATATGCGGTGTCAAGGAGAAGAACTTCAGGGGAAACATCGATCTTCCGGACGATTTCACCGATGACAACGGAGCCAAGGTCGGAACGATGTCAAAGAGACAGCTTGCGGAGCTTTATCTTGCCGAAAAGACCTCGGCACTGAGCGAAGAATATGAGAAAAACGGACTCACAATCTACAATTCCAAGTCAAAGACGACAAGCGGAACAATCCACATCACGCAGGAAAAGGCGCAGAACCTCTTTGACGCGAACCTGTCCGAGTCCGAGATGAAGTACCTCGATTCCGTCTTCAATTTCGTCAACGGGCCTCTCCGTGAGAAACTCGGGAGCTACACCTTGGACAAATACGGAGTGGATGTCACCGAGGAGATGAAGGGCGACTACATGCCCGACAGCAAGGACAACCTCAGACACAGCGTCAGCGACAAGACGCTGAAGGCTTCCTCGCTCGGCTCGACAAGGGCAATAAGAAGAACCAACAACAAGCTCCCGTCAGTCCTCGGAAACTATGACGAGGTAATCGCAGGATACGTAAGGGATGTCGGTCAGCTGACCATGATGGACAACGTCCGTGAATACAATTCCATCATCAACACGAAGGACTCATACGGAAGAAGCATATACAACCATCTTTCCGCAAACCTTCCCGAAGGCGCCAAGCTCATGAACGAATGGCAGGAGACCGTCAACCAGATAAGCAAAGGCGACAAGACTCCGTCAATCTTCAGGAATGCGGCCGCCGTCAAGGTCATCACGAACATAGGCTCGATCCTGAAACAGCCACTCGATTATTTCAGAACCATGAAGGACGTCAGCATGGGGCAGTGGCTCAAAGGACTTGTCCAAGGCTTCTATGTATGGGCTTCTCCGAGTGCACATAAGGAATTCTATGAGTACATGAGGCAGAACAGCAAACTCTATTCCTCAAGCGAGAACGAGAAATGGGCCATCACCGAGAATGCCCTCCAAGGCAATACGAGTGCCTTGGTCGACAAGCTCGGCCTTCCCATGAAGCTCTCCAACCAGCTCGTATATGCAATGAACTACAAGGCTTATGAAGCCAAGGTGATGGGAGAGAACCCTTCGCTTGACCCATCCAATCCGGACGATTCGGCTGTCATCAAGGCGAAGACGATGGATCTCCTCGACTCACACATGCTTGACAATGCCTCCAACTCCGCTTCGTATGATATTTCACCTGTCAGAAGCGGAAGAAGGACTCAGATCATACAACTCGTGTTCTCCATGTTCGGAGGTGACTCTCAGAAGAACCTTGAGAACGTGGACAGCGTGATAAGAGGCAACAAGGACTCCGAGGCTGTCGAACAGGGTATCGAGGAATCGATCAAGAAGAAGGAAGACATGGTCGACAACCTTCAGAAGCAGAATGACGGGATTGACGAACAGATCAAGAACGAGACCGATGAGAAGAAGGCCGAGAAGCTGCGTTTCCAGAAGCAGAACAACCAGACGAGGATTGACGCACTCAACGAGTCAATCAACAGGTCGAAGACACAGGTCAAGGCCGAACAGCTCTATCGTTCCGAAGCCAAGGTAAGGAACGTCAAGATTGTGGCAGGGCTCGTGGCAAGTGCAGTCCTTTCCACCCTCATCTCCAACCTCAATTCCGTGCTGAGGGGAAACAAGTCCATGAAGGAAGCAGTTTCAAAGGAGAACCTCAAGGACATGGCGATAGACGCTGGCTTCGAGGCTGGTGTCTCATGGATTCCTTTCATAGGCACTATTGCGGACGCAATCAGGAACAACAGCGACCTCTCTCCTGTCACGCTTGACGGAATCAACACGGCCATCTCCACGATTTCGACAGCAATCGAGTCTGCCAAGGCGGGCAAGATAAGCGAGCAGGACCTCAAGAAGGAAATCCGAAACGGAATCAACATGATTTCCAACCTCACGGGGCTTCCAGTGTATTCCCTCATGCAGTATGCCGAGGGCACGGTCGCCAACGTACAGGATATGTTCGGCGGGAACGGGCAGAAGACGCTTGCCTCCATCAGGGGATACAATTCGGCCTATCTCACCTCCAAGACCAAGACGTATCTCGAAAGCGGAAATCTCACCGAGGCCACAAAGGCGACTCAGGCGAACATGTATTTCTTCAAGGGTTCCATGGCCAACTGGGAGACCTCGAAGGAGATCACGAGACTCGGCGCTTCCGTCAGCAAGGTTCCCGACAGCCTTGACGGCGTCCAGAAGGAGAGATTCAACTCAATCTATAAGAAGGCCTCTAGGCAGGCCGAGAAGCTTGTCTCCTCGACCGCATACAAGTCTTTGACTGATGAGGACAAGAGGAGCGCAATCAACTATCTCTACAGCTCATACTTCCAAGCCTCGAAATCGTATGTGAGCGGTGAGGACGCAAGCTCCAGGGCAGGAAAGGTGTTGCTCTCCTACAACGGCAATG